ATAGCTGCTACTGCTGCAACTGGTGTTGATGACTATGCTGATATAAGTGGTCAAACCTTAGAGGGGTTGTCTAGCATAACAGCAGACTCTGTTTCAGGCTCTATAGATTTAGAACTTTTTGTTGCTAGTATATAACTCTGTTCATAACTTTTAAATTAGGGCTACTTTTTGTAGCCTTTTTTTTTGTATATTTATAGAAATTTAATTTAATACATATGACAACAGAAGACTTAATAGTTAAGGTCACTGATGAAATGAAAGACCTTCTAATCGAAAAAAACAGGGCATATGGAGACAGTGCCACCAACCCATCAAACGTATTTTCAAAAGGATCGCCAATAGAATCATTGTGTGCACGTATAGATGACAAGTTAATGCGTATACAAAACAAAGGTATTAATGACAAAACAGAAGATACTGTTTCAGATTTAATAGGATACCTTATACTTTTAAAGGTAGCAATTCATAAAGAAAAGAATGATGAGTATGAAAACGATAAACAAGTAATAGATAATGGTGGGTATGTTAATATAAATGGAAAACCTATACAAGATCAAGAACAGTTAAAAGTTCACTACCAAATTTATGATGACATTGAACAAGAAGATTAAAAAAATATTAAAAGAATTGGATTCTTTAAAGAATGACCATGGTGTAAGATTTGCCTTTTCTTATATAGAAATGGGTAAGTCATTAGATGATTTAAATGGAGATGTTGTTCATAATATAAAAGATGATTTAGCATCAGAGACATTAATGGTTATAATAGAAAGTAAGTTGTTTGAATCACCACAAGATAATGTTGAAATAGAAAAAATGCAGGAAGAAAGAGAGGTTGCAGCAAAACTGCATATGTTTAATTTATTTAATAAAAACAAAAAATTTGAAGCGTAATGGAATTAGTAAATGGAATTATAAGAAAAGTTGTGGTAGGTGATATAAAAGAGGGAATAACATATGTTGTAGGTCAACCAATAATGAGAGGTAAAGCTAAGATAACAGCTATAGTACAAGACGACCTATATTTCTATAAATATAATATGTTAAAATTCAATGTTTTTATAAAAATGGAAGATAGGCAGGAGTCAGAATTGTGGAAAGCTTTTTTTAAAATAACAGGAGTTGAATACAATTTAGAATATAAAGAAGAATATCAAGTTAATTAATATGAGAATACCAAAAAATTATTTTTTAGTTCAAGTAGAGAAGCCTTATGATGACACCATTGAATTTAATGGTAGAGAGATAATGTTAGACATTAAGTTTGATCCATATAAATTCGCTAGACAATATGGGATTGTTTATGAAGAACCAGGTTGGCTACCAGAAGGTTTAGATTTTGATGTAAAAAAAGGAGATAAAATATATTTTCACCACCTTGTTACTGCAGCTAAATCAGGCGTTACTATAGATAAAAAGTTTGAGGATGAGTCTGGGCAACAGCATAAAAGTCAAAACCTTGTAGAATGGGTTGATGATGAGAACGTGTATAAGGTTCATTGGCAACAAATATATGCTAGGGTTAGAGATGGGGAGTTAAAGATGCTTCATCATTGGAATTTTGTAAAACAAAAAACTGAAGACGAGGAAAGTATAAAAACCAAATCTGGAATATTTATAAAACCTGAGGTTGAAGACATAACTCTTCATGGTAATATAGTTTATATGAATGACTGGTTAAAAGATCAGGGGGTAAACGAAGGTGATGAGGTTATTTTTTCAGAAAACTCAGAGTATGACATGAAAATAGAAGGAGAGAAACTACTTAGAATGAGAAATGAAGATATATTAGCATTATACAACAATGAAGGAAAGTAATAAATCTTACGTTCAAAGAACCTTACAAGACCTTATAGATTCCTCTAAGGAGGCTGTTGCTATACTTATAAATGATATAAAAACACCATTAGACCCTGACTTATCTGATGAAAAAAGAAGAAACGCTATTAAAGCTAAAAAAGAGTGTTTTATAGATGCTCAAGAAATACTTATAGGAATATCAAAGCTAGAGACACAAATAACAGAAGGAGAGTTTAAAGAAGAAAAAGATTTTGAAAAAGGGCTAGCAGAGAAATTTGCAAAGAGATAATATATGTCTGCTCCAATAATACTAAATCCACTAAGTAAAGGCAAGGTAATTGATATTCAAGGTTTAAAGATACAGTTACCTAAACAACCATCTAAGTCATTGATTTTATATTCTAATAAACCTAAGAAAGATCAAAGGTGGATTAGGAAAGAAATGCCTAAGAATCTCACAAGAGAAAATGCAGCAGATTACTATGAGTATATAGAACAAGAGTTCAAAAGAAGAAGGGATGGTGTTTGGTTTATGAACAATGGCCAACCAACCTATATTACAGGTAGTCATTATATGTTTATACAATGGTCAAATATAGATGTTGGTTACCCTGACTATAGAGACGCTAATAGAAAGTTTTTCTTATTTTGGCAAGCCTGTAAAATAGATCCCAATTGTATGGGTATGTGTTTTTTAAAGAACAGGCGTTCTGGTTTCTCTTACATGGCTAGTGCTGAGATGGTTAATCAAGCTACTCAAACATATGAATCTAATTTTGGTTTATTATCTAAAACAGGTTCTGATGCTAAAACAATGTTTACAGACAAGGTTGTTAGAATATATAGAAGGTATCCTTTCTTTTTTCAACCCATACAAGATGGTTCTAGTAATCCAAGAGTTGAGCTAGCTTTTAGAGAGCCAGCTAAAAAGATAACAAAAAAGAATAAACATATACAACAATCAGAAGCTCTTAACAGTGTTATAGACTGGAGAAATACAGCAGACAATAGTTATGATGGAATGAAGCTTAAGTTATTAACTCATGATGAGGCAGGGAAGTGGACAGGATCAACATCTATAGCAAAAAACTGGTCTGTTACCCAAACGTGTTTATTGCTTGGTAGAAAAATTGTAGGTAAATGTATGATGGGGTCTACTGCTAATAAATTAGAAGATGGTGGACTAGAGTACAAAAACTTATACTACGACTCTGATGTGACAGACAAGGATTTAAATAGAAGAACTAAATCAGGATTATATTCTTTATTTATACCATCCTATGAAAATCTAGAAGGATTTATAGATGAATATGGGTTCTCTATTGTGGATACACCTAAAAAATCAGTTATGGGTATGGATGGTGTTAATATAGACATTGGAGCAAAAGACTATATAAAAAATAGAAGAGATGGTTTAAAAAACAATACTTCTGAGTTGTCAGAATTTAAAAGACAGTTTCCTTTCACTTCTGAAGAGGCTTTCAGAAACGACTCTATGTCTAGCGTTTTTGATGTAGAAAAAATATATCAACAAATGGACTACAATGAAGTTGTTGAAAACCTAACAACTAGAGGTGATTTTATATGGAAAAATGGTGTTCAGGATGGTGAGGTTATATGGATTCCAAATAATAAAGGAAAATGGGAGGTGTGTTGGTTTCCCAACAAAGATAGGCAAAATCTTATAAACTATAAACACACAAAAAAGAAACCAGGCAATGAGCAATTTTTAGTCTCAGGATGTGACCCCTACGATCATGATACAACAACAGATGGCAGAAGGTCTAATGCCTCATGTCACATATATCATAAATTTACAATGGACGAGAACTCCCCATGCGAACAATTTGTATGTGAATATATAAACAGACCACCCAAGGCAGACATATTTTATGAAGACATGATTAAGCAATGTGTTTTTTATGGGTGTCAAATACTTATTGAAAACAACAAGATAGGTATAATAAAATACTTTGAAAGAAGGGGTTATTATGAATACCTAATGGACAGGCCTGAATCTACTCACACAGACTTTAGTAAAAAGCAAAAAACAAAAGGGATACCTGGTTCTGGTATAGCTGTTATTAATGCTCAAGCTGAAGCTGTAGCTACTTATATTTATGACCACGTAGGTATAAAAACAGGGACTGAAGAGATGGGTAAATGTTACTTTAATAAGCTTTTAGATGACTGGAGCAGATTCGATATAGGTAACAGAACTAAGTTTGATGCAACAATTAGTTCTAGTTTAGCATTATTGGCATCACAAAAATTCGTCTCAATTAAGGAAGAATCGCCAAAATTTGTTAAATTTGTAAAAACTTATAATAATAAGGGGGTCTTATCTCAAAAAATACGATAAATGGAATTTATAGAAAATGCTTTTGAAAAAATAAAAAAGGTTGGTGGATACCCAAGTCCATTTGTTTCTCCAGAAGAAAAAGAAAAGATAGAATATGGTTTAGCTTACTTTAAAAAAATGTATTACGATTGGAAAGATAATGCTGATATGAAAGTTGATAGCAGGAGGTCTAGATACGTTAAGTCAAGAAGTTATGCTCAAGGATCTCAAAATGTTTCTAAGTATAAAGATCTTTTAGATGTTCAAGGTGATACGTCTTATTTAAATCTTGACTGGACTCCAGTTAATATAATACCAAAATTTTTAGACTTAATAGTTAATGACTTAGCTAATCAAGAATACGAAGTTATAGCAAGTGCTATAGACCCTATATCTGAGACACTTAGAGAAAGAGATAAAAAAATGTTATTTTCTAAGATGCTTGTACATCCAGCTATGAAAGAATTTAGCAGGGCCACTGGTTACAATTTAGATCAAAAAGGATATGTTCCTAAAACTCAAGAAGAGTTAGATATACATATGGCTCTTAATTATAAACAGTCAACAGAGATAGCTGTAGAGAATGGAGTAAAGTTTGTTATGAATGTTAATAATTACGATTCTGTAAAAAAAGCAGTTATAAGAGACCTTATAGTTTGTGGTATTGGTGCAACAAAAACATCTATTGATCCAAACACAGGTGTTAAGATTAAATACGTAGATCCTGCTAATTTGGTTACATCATATACTAATAATGAGGATTACAGTGATATACAACATGCTGGAGAAGTTTATACTATAACAATAGGTGAATTAAAAAGAATAGCTGGAGATCAATTAACTGAAGCTGATTATGAAAAAATAGCTAAAGAATACGCAGGTAAAAATCACAATAAAGATATAAGCCCAAATTATGAATCATATATGAATGAATATCAAGATGAGTTTGAATATGATAAATATAGGGTAACTATAATGGACGCAGAGTTTTTATCTGTCAATGAGCTTAAGTACGAAAAGAAGAAAAACGCATATGGTGGTTACACTGTAACAAAGAAAAAAGGTAAATACAAAAAACCAAAGAAATCTAAGTTTGAGAGAGAGCTTATAAAAACATCTGTTAAAGTTGTTTATTCAGGTAAATGGATCGTTGGTACAGATTACTGTATAAATTATGGTTTAGCTAAAAACATGATGAGAAACAAGTCTAACTTAACAGAGACTAAATTATCATATGTTGTGTATGCACCTGGAACACATAAGATGGTTAATAAATCTATGGTTGAAAGAATGATTCCATTTGCAGACCAAATACAATTAGCTCATTTAAAGTTACAACAGGTAATGGCTAAAGCAAGACCAAAGGGTGCTGCATTTGAATTAGGTGCTTTGGAAAATGTATCAAAAGGTGATGGTGGAACATTTACCCCTTTAGAGCTTCAAGAAATATACGACCAAACAGGTAATATATATTACAGAACAATGTCTGACACTGGAGAACCAACAGGGGTTGTTCCAATACAAGAATTAGAAAATGGAATAGGTAATGATATGCAAAAGCTTATATCTATATACGCACATAACCTTCAAATGATTAGAGATGTTACTGGAGTTAACGAAGCTAGAGAGGGTGCTAAACCTCCAAGTGAAGCTTTAGTTGGTGTTCAGAAACTACAGTTAATGGCCTCTAATAATGCCACTAGAAATATAAATGATGGATATTTAAGTATAACTAAAAGGGTTGCAGAATGTATATGCATGAGACTTCAAGATGTTATATCTAATAAAAGTAAATTAAAATCTTACACAAGTGCATTAGGTAAATCAACAATGTCTATGTTTGGAATGAATAAAGACATATCATTACATGAATTTGGTATAACTCTTGATGTTGCTCCAAACGAAGAAGAAAAGAGCCAGCTTGAGGCTAACTTACAAATGTCTTTAGCTCAAAAAGAAATAAGACTTGAGGATGTTATAACAATTAGAAGAATTAAAAACGTAAAGCTTGCTAATCAAGTTTTAATGTTTAGAAGAAAAAAGTATCAGGAAGAAGAGGAGAGAAAGTCTAAAGAAGCTCAAAAAATGAACGCTGAAATACAAAAGCAAACTACAGAGCAGCAGTCTCAACTTAAAATGCAAGAAACTCAACTTATGGCTCAAATAGAACAAGCTAAAATAGAGTCTGAGTCTCAGGCAGAGTTAATAAGACTTGAGTCAGAATTTAAATTAAAGAATCAGTTAGACGACATGCAGCACCAAAGAAGAATGAAAGAAATTGCTCTTAACAATTCTGGTAAAAAAGAAGTTGCTAATGTTTCTGGAAAAATTAAATTAGACTCTCAAGATAGGGCTGCTTATAATCAATCTAGGATAGTTGAACAAAAAAGAGATAGGGCACTACCACTTACTACAGTAGAAACTGCTCAGGACCTGCCACCACAAATACAAGAAAATATTAACAATCCCCTACCAAATATTTTTAAATAATTAGTCGATTGTTAATAAAATATAATATATTTGCAAAAAGTAATAACAATTTAATTTAATATAATATGGCTGAAGAAAATTTAGATATAGCTAGTGCTTTTAGTGAGCTAACTGGCACAGATATAGAAGTTTTTCCTGAATCTACACCAACTGAAAATAGTGAAGATTCAAATTTGGAAAAAAATGTTATTGATTTAACAACACCAGAACAAGAGGAAAAACAAGAACAAGAAACTCCTATGGAAATGACTCAAGAAGAGGAAAGTCCACAGGAGATTATAGAAAGCTCTTTGAAATCAGATTCTCATGAAGAACAAGGCGATCAAGAAACTGAAAGCCAAGAACCTGAAGATGATTCATATAATAAGACATTATCTACGCTAAACGAAACGTATGGCACAGATTATGATAACTTAGATGAATTATTGGATGATTTAGAGGCAGAAAAAAATGATGTAGGTTTTGCTAACGAACAAGTAGAAGAACTTAACAGATTTGTTTCTGAAACTGGGAGAAGTCCACAGGACTTTTTTAAAACACAATCACAGAATTATGACGAAATGTCTGATTCTAATGTAATAAAAGAGTATTTGTCTCTTGAAAACCCAGAACTAACCCAGAAGGAAATAGATCTTTTTTTCGACAGCACGTATAAGCTTGATGAGAATAAATACAACTCTGAAGAAACTGAATTAGGGAAAGTTCATTTAAAAAGAGATGTTTCTAAAGCGAAGCAAGAGTTGAAAGAACTTCAACAAGAATACTGGTCTCCAGAAAAAAATGAAGATGGGTACTCTGAAGAAGAGTTTCAACAAATGCAACAAGAACAAGACCAAGCTAGAGAAACATTTTATAATGACATGGACAAGGAGTTAGATGATATTGATTCATTGACATTTGAAATAAATGAAAGTGGCGAATCATTTAACTACCAACTAACAGAAGAAGATAAACAGGTTGTTGGAGAAGCAATATCTAATTTAGATGACTTCTTCGATCCTTACATGGATGAGGATGGTAATATAGATAAAGAATCTTTGGCTTTAGATATTATGGCTATGAAGCTGCAAGGCAAAATAATCAAAAGTGTCGCAAGTCAATACAGGTCTAAGGGATCTGAACAAGTTCTTAAAGATATTAAAAACCCATCTTTTGAACCTGCTAAGGTTACTGATAACAAAGAAGGTAATTCTATTGGGGACCAGATAGGCAAACAAATTTTTGGCGATTCTACCCTATGGGATTAAAAAGTGTATTAAAATAAATTATTAAATAATAAAATTATAAAATTATGGCAAGTGTAAGTTTAGGCTCTGGGATGGTTTTAAACCCAACAAGTGTTGCGTTAGCTACCCAGGACAATTACGTAAGTGCTCTAACTACTGCTGCTTTAGCTTTGCATAAGCGAGACGTAGATGAGAACTTTGTTAAAAGATATGGTAATCAAGGTATTACTGGTCTTTTAGAATTAGTGGGTGCTAAAAAAGAAGCAACCCAAACAAAATTTGAACATTATGAAGAGGCTTTTATCCACAATGTGGTTAAATTAACTTCACCAGGTTCATTTTCAGCAAATACTATTGCTCACTTTGATTTAACTGAACAAGATAATACTGACCAGTTAAATGGTGACCAATCTATTGATGGTACTAATAATGATAACCCTGTGAGAGCTGGAGATATATTATTAGCTCCTAATGGAGAATTAGGATACTGTACTTCTGTTCAGGCAACGTCTGGAGACGTTAATCTTCAAGCGTTTGATGGAACATTTAGTATGGCTACTAGTACAGAATTTGAGTTTGCTATTATAGGTAATATGCACGCTGAAAATACTGACCAGCCTTCTTCGATTCTACCTAGAGTTCATACATATACTAATGAGTGTATGATTATAAAAGAATCATTTGAAGTTTCAGGTACTGAAGCTACTAATGTTACTTACTTCAAGGTGGATAACGAAAAGATGGGTTCTGGTTACCTATGGTATTTAAA